AATCCTTTTAAGCCAGCTAAGATTCCGTATTACGCAGTTCCATACGAACTAAACCCTTACTCTTTATTCGGAATAGGTATCGCAGAAAACATGGATGATACTCAGACTTTGATGAATGGTTTCATGCGTATGGCAGTTGATAATGCAGTCTTATCTGGCAACCTTATATTTGAAGTAGATGAAACCAATATGGTTCCAGGGCAGGACTTATCTGTATATCCAGGTAAGGTATTTAGGAGACAAGGAGGTGCACCAGGTCAGGGAATCTTTGGCACTAAGTTCCCTAACGTATCTAATGAAAACATGCAATTGTTTGACAAGGCAAGAGTGTTAGCAGATGAGTCAACAGGATTCCCATCATTTGCACATGGCCAAACAGGTGTGTCAGGTGTCGGTAGAACTGCAAGTGGTATTAGTATGCTAATGAATGCAGCATCAGGTTCAATAAAAACAGTTATTAAAAATGTTGATGATTATTTATTAAGACCTATCGGTGAAGCTTTTTTTAGTTTTAATATGCAGTTCGATTATGATAATCAAATAAAAGGTGATTTAGAAGTTAAGGCTAGAGGTACTGAAAGTTTAATGGCTAATGAAGTTCGTAGCCAAAGACTTATGCAGTTCTTACAAGTATCTAGCAATCCATCATTAGCACCTTTTGCTAAGTTTCCATATATTATTAGAGAGATAGCTAAATCAATGGAGCTAGACCCTGATAAGGTAACTAATAGTATGGAAGAGGCAGCAAGACAAGCTGAGATAATGAAGCAACAACAACCACCTCAACCACCAATGCAACAAGGTCAGCCTCAAGGGGGAGCACCAGGAGTTCCTAATGTAGCAGATCCAACAGGAAGTGGTGGAGGTAACATAGGTGTAGGACAAGTACCTATACCTGGAGAACAAGGATTCGCAGGTAATGAGCAACAACAACAAGCAGCAGCACCAACACCTCCTCAAGCTTAAGGGGTTTGTAAACAATGCAACTCAATGGAAAGCATTTAATGAGTTGTTAGATTTCTTAACTGAGATGGAACATAAGACTATGGAACAAGCAGTTGATACTATAGATATGTATAAGGCACAAGGTTCTGTAAAAACAATCAGATACTTAAAGCATTTAAGAGATTATGTAAATGCTGAACAGGAAAATAAAAATGGCTAAAGATCAAACCCAAAAAATGTTAAAAAAGAAAAAAGGGATTAATGATATTAAAACTGAAGATTTAAAACCTACAGATATGATTGTTAAAGAAACTGGTAGACGTATATATAAATCATTTGCAGGTAAACATTCTGAAATAGGTAGATCTATTCCAATAGGTAATAAAGTTTACAACATACCTAGTATACAAAATGGAAAAGTTTTATCAGAAGATAAACTAGCAGATGGTATAGAGTCTGGAAAACTTAAACCTACTAGTGTTCATAATTCTATGGAAGAAGCAATACAAGCATCAAAAAATAGAAGTGATAGCCTTACATCTGAAAGAATGGATGGTTTAGATAAACCTGCAATGCAAGAAGGAGGACTACTACAAGAAGGTGGCACAGTAGATCCTGTAAGTGGTAATGATGTACCTGTAGGTTCTACACAAGAAGAAGTTAGAGATGATATACCTGCACAGCTAAGTGAAGGGGAGTTTGTATTTCCTGCTGATGTAGTTAGGTTTATAGGATTAAATAATCTTATGAAACTAAGACAAGAAGCTAAAGAAGGTTTAGGTAAGATGGATCGTATGGGTCAGATGGGTAACTCAGAGGAAGCAACAGAAGATGACACAGGAGAATTTGATAGTGATATTGATAGCATCATTGAAGAGGTTGAGACAGAAATGGCCGAACAGGAATCTCCTAAAGATACCATAGAAGAACCTGAAGATACCATAGAAAAACCTGAAGATAGTGATTTAAAAAAAAAGATTGAAGAGGGTGTGACAGGATTTAATGTAGGAGGTAGTGTTGAAAAAGAAGATGATAATATTGGTCAATTTGGTGCAAAAATAAGTCCTGAGTATCAAAAAATACAAGATGAAAGAGAAGCAAATAAAGTTGGTAATGTAACTACACAAGATACTACACCTTTAACAGGTACAACAGATCCAACAATTAATGAAGAGCTTCCTCCAACTGAAAAACCTAAAACTGTAAATGAACAAGTAAGAGATTATAGATCACCTTTTGCTATGAAAAGATTAGATCCAAGTAAAGGTATGCCTGATACTGAATCAAGTCAGGTAGCTAGATCTTTATTAGGTAAGAAAGGATTTACATCAGCTAGAGATATAGTTAGTAAAAAATTTCCTGGTATAGTAGATCCAACTAAAGATCCTAACACATCTACTAAAGTAGGAACATCTACTACTAATAAAACACAGCAAACTAAAGTAGAAAAAGATTTTAGTACATTTATATCAGGCCCAGAAGATTATACTAATTTAACTGGGGATGATGCTAAATCTAATATAATGAATCAATTACAACATCAAAATGAATATTTAAATAGACAAGGACAAAGTTATCCTAATAAAACAGATGTACCATTTATAAATCAATATATGGCTGATTCATTAGCACAAGCAGGTATTAAAGATCTAAGACAGTTAGGATATAAAGATATAGAACAACCTAAAGCATCAGTTAACTTAATAAGAAAAGGTAACAAGTATTATTATGATAGTGCTGGTGGCACTTCTAGTAATTTATATAAATCTGATAAAGAAAAACAAGCTACTCTTATTGAAGTTCCAGCTTCTGAGGTAAAAAAAGTAGAGGGTAAAAGTTTAGGATATGGAGTAAAAAATACTAAATTTACAGCAATGATTGAACAGCCACCAAAAAGAATGTTAATTAATAAAGATACAGGTGAAGAAGTAGTGCAAGGTAAATATGGTGGAGAATTAAATAAACAACAAGATACTACTAGAGCAATAGGTTATGGCATGAGATCAGAAAAAGAACCTATAAAAAATTTAGAGCAATGGAAATCTATGAATGATCCAAAAAAAGGAGTAAGATGGGGTAATACTACACAAACTGAAGGCATGACTAACTTTATGATTAGGTTTGATGAGAATGATAATGCTTTAATATACCCTAATTATGTGGATACTAAAAATGATGCTGCTGAAAAGTTTGCTATTGCGGTTGCAATAGGAGCAGGTCTTACTTATGGCCCAGGATTAATGTCTAAAGTAAGTAGTAAAATAAGTAGTACTGTAGGTGAAAGTACTGTAAAAAGTTTAGCTAAGAAATTTTTACCAGAGTTTACAAAAGAAAGTATTGCTAAAGAAGTAGTTAAAAAAGGAGCTAAAAGTATTATAGAAAAACAATATCCTGGTGCTGGTAAAACAAAATGAGTTAATGATTCCTCATTTAAAATAAAGAATCTATAATTGGCTACCTTATCCCCCCTTACAGGCTACGGATAGCCCCAATAAGAAGGAAGTAAAATGGCTGAAGCCCAAGCAATAGAAACACCTGAAGTTAAACCTCAGAAAAAAAAAGTAATAGGATTTGCTACACGATCTGCAAATATAGAACGCATAGAACAAGAGGAAAAAGAACTAGAAGAATTAAAAAAACAAAATGTAGGAGAGGTTGAAGAAAAAGAAAACCAAGAAGAACCTGAACCTACTACAGCAGAAGAAAGAAGTTTTAAAAAAAGATATGGCGATTTAAGAAGACACTCACAAAAGAAAGAACATGACTTTCAAAAACAAATAGATGATTTAAGAACTCAGTTAGATGCTTCTACAAAGAAGCAAATTAAGTTGCCTAAATCAGAAGAAGAGTTAGAAGAGTGGACTAAAGAGTATCCTGATGTAGCTCAGATTGTAGAAACAATAGCTATTAAAAAAGCTAAAGAACAATCTAAAGATTTAGAAGAAAGACTTAAACAAATTAATGAAATGCAAGATGATGCATTCCGTGAAAAAGCTGAAGTAGAGTTACTAAAGAAACATCCTGATTTTGTAACTATTAGAGATCAAGATGAGTTTCATACTTGGGTAGAAGAACAACCTGAGTGGGTTCAGAAAGCATTATATGAAAATGAACATGATGCTAATTCTGCTGCAAGAGCTATTGATCTTTATAAAGCTGATATGGGTATTAGTACTAAGAAAGTAACTGCAAAAGGTAAAAGCCTTGATGCAGCTAAATCTGTAGCCACTAATAAAGGTAATCCTAATACTTCATCTGAAGTAGGAACACTTAGAGAATCAGATGTAGAAAAAATGTCATCTAGAGAATATGAAGCAAATCAGGAAGAAATAACAAAAGCAATACAAAGTGGTAAATTTATATATGACTTGACAGGTTCTGCAAGATAGTACTTGACATTCAAGCATTTATATTTATAACAATAGTTCAACAATTACTGTAAGTGTAGCTTGCCCCTGTAAGGATACCAAATTACACTTACTATTTTATAAACGCAATACAAACAATTTTCGGAATACCTGAAACTTGATTGCCCATATTATATAGCTTGTGACGGCATCTATATAACTTGCACCAATAAAGACAGCCCCTAGAATGATTGTGTAAGAACTGCGTTGGATACTTATACTTTTTTTCAAGGAGAAATACAATGGCTTTTCCTAAGGCAACAGGCCATAATAATTTACCTAATGGTAATTTTAGCCCAGTAATATACTCGAAGCAGGTACAACTTGCTTTCCGTAAATCCTCCATAGTAGAAGATATTACCAATAGTGATTATTTTGGTGAGATTGCTAATATGGGTGATTCAGTTAAAATCATTAAAGAACCTGAAGTTTCTGTACAGGCTTACAATCGTGGCACACAGATTACTGCACAGGATCTTGATGATGAAGATTTCACATTAGTTGTTGATCAAGCTAACTACTATGCATTTAAGATGGATGATATTGAAGAAGCTCATAGTCATATAAACTTCTTATCAATGGCATCTGATCGTGCTGCATATCGTTTAAGAGATCAATATGATCAAGATGTATTTGGTTATCTTTGTGGCTTTGAACAATCAGCAAAGCATGGTGCAGCTAATACAGCTAGAACAACTTCCCCTGGTACTAATGCTGTTTCAACAGCAGGTAGTGATGAGCTTTTAACTACTATGAAATTAAACAAAGGTAGTTTTGCTAGTATTACTACAAGTAGTGCAGGTGAACATTCTATTCCATTAGCCACACGTTTGCCAGGTGCTACTTCAGTACCAACAGCAACTGCTTCACCTTTACAAGTAATAGCTCGTATGAGTCGTTTACTTGATACTCAGTTTGTTGATACAGCAAACAGATGGTTAGTAGTTGATCCTGTATTTGCTGAAGTACTAAAGGATGAGGATAGCAGATTATTTGACTCAGACTATGGTGGATCAGGCTTACAGAATGGATTAGTATTGAATAATCTACACGGCTTTAAAGTGTATATTTCAAACAACCTTCCATCAGTAGGAACAGGTTCTTCAACAACAGGTACAGCTAATCAAAATGCCAACTTTGGTGTTATTGTTGCTGGACATTCATCTGCTATAGCTACGGCTCAACAGATTACTAAGACAGAAAGCTATCGAGATCCTGACAGCTTTGCTGACATCGTTCGTGGTATGCATCTTTATGGTCGTAAGATTTTAAGACCTGAAGCAATCGTTACTGCTAAATATAATACTGCTGCTTAAAGGAGAAAATAAATGGCTACAGTAGATCAATCAAGTGGTATAAATGGAGGTACACATCCTTCAAGAGCTATCCGTAAGATGCCTTATAAAATTGAAACAGATGTTAATTTAGCAACTGTTACAACCACTAAAGGTTCAGCTATCGGATCAGCAGACGTAATTCAAGTGTTGGATATTCCAGGTAAGTCTTTGTTGTATGCAGCAGGACTTGAGATGGTAACAGTAGGTGACGGTAAATATACAGTAGACTTAGGTGTTTCAACTGTAGATAGTGATAACAATGTAGACGGAGTTCTATGGGGTTCATCAATAGCTGCTGGAACAATTACTCAACAAGCTGCTGCTTATCAGCCTGTAGTTGTAGGTTCAGATTTAACTTTAGATCTTACAATTGCTGCTGCTGCTACTCAAGGTACAGCACTACCTACAACAGGTGTATTTCGTGCTTGGGCTGTTTTACAAGACATTAGTAATGATGTTGGCCCAGATGAAGTGGATCGTGATCAATTAGCTTAATGCTATATTGTTGATATATGGGTAGCTCTTGTTGAGAGGGCTACCCATTTTTTTTAAGGATATATAATTGTGGCAATTACACAAGCTTTATGCACATCATTTAAAAAAGAATTGCTTGAAGGTAAGCATGACTTTTCTGTTTCTGGTGGACATACTTTTAAAATTGCTTTGTATAGTGCAGGTGCAGCATTAAGTGCAGGTACTACAGGTTATATTACTAGTGGGGAAGTAGCAGGTGCAGGATATACAAGTGGTGGATTAAATTTAACTAATAAAACTGCTACTACATCAGGTACAGTAGCATTTACTAGTTTTGATAATGCTACATTTACTAATGCTTCTGTAACAGTACGAGGTGCTTTAGTATATAACACAACAACAAGTGGTACATCTGATACTACTAATGCTATATGTGTATTAGATTTTAGTGCGGATAGAACAACAACAACTAGTGATTTTATAGTAAGTTTTCCTACGGCAGATAGCACTACATCTATTATAAGGATTGATTAAGTAAATGGCTACTAGAGAAATAGTTGATAGCACAGGAGATGTATTTGGTGTTGCTACATATGGTACATCTACATATGGAATTATTAATAGTAGAACATTTATACCTGATGGAGTTAAAGCAACATCATCATTAGGTGAAGAAAGTATTACTGCAACACAGTTTGATTATACAGCAGTAGCTGATAACTATGAAAGACGTAGAACAGTTCATGTACATAGATCAACTACATCTTCAGATAGAACAGTAAAGGTAGCTTAATATGTTTACATGGCCTAGTAAAGACCCTGATGAAACAGTAGACTTTAGTATGGATTGGTCAAGGTATTTAAATGATCAAGCTACTATTAGTTCTGTTACTTGGTTTGTTGATAATGCTTCAGGAACTAAAACTGAATTAGCTAGTGTTAATGATGTAGTAAATGGAATACAGTTTGTAGGTAAATCTAATACTAATACTGTAGCTACTATAAATGTTGCACTAGGTACTAATAATTTTAAATATAAATTTAGTTGTCAAATAACAGATACAACTGGAACAATTGCTGAAAGAACAGTACTACTTCCTATTAAGGAAACATAATGGCATATAATTTTTTAGGACTTGTTAATGAAGTTAATCGTAGGCTTAACGAAGTAGAACTTACTAGTTCTAATTTTGCTAGTGCAGTAGGATTTTATTCACAAGTTAAAGATAGTGTTAATGCTGCAATACAAGAAATAGATCAGGAGTATCCTGAGTGGCCTTATAACTTTGTTGAACAAGAAGATACTTTAACTAATGGTATTACTAGATATAGTTATCCTGCTAATGCTACTGTATTAGATTTTGAAAGTTTTAGAATAAAAGAAAATACTACGTTAGGTAATAGAACACAAAAGTTACAAGTATTAACTTATGAAGAATACTTAGATAGATTTGTTGAGCAAGAATATACAACTGATACAAGTTTAAGAAGTGTTCCTGTATTTGTAGCTAAAGGAAATGGATTAGAATATATATTATCACCTACACCTAATAAAGCTTATACTGTAGTTTATGAATACTATTTAACTAGTACAGATTTAATAGATTCAACTGATGTACCTAAGATACCTGAAATATATAGAAATGTAGTTGTTGATGGTGCTATGCATTATGCCTATATGTTTAGAGGCAATACACAAGATGCAATGGTTGCAGAGAAAAAGTTTAAAGATGGTTTAAAAAACATGAGAATTATTTTAATTAATAAAAATACTTATGTTAGATCAACTATGTTAACAAGAACACAACGTAGCACTTACGTTTATAGATTGGCTTCTTAATGCCTGATAATTTACAAACATATGCTTTTGAATTTAAAGGTGGATTAATAAGTAATCTAGCACCTTTACAGCATGGTATACAGCAACCAGGTACTGCTAGGATACTAAGAAACTTTGAGCCTTCAATAGAAGGTGGTTATAAAAAAATATTAGGTTATAATAAGTTTGATAGTAATATAGTTCCAGGTTTTAATGTTTGTAAAGTACATGGAGCTAGTCAATCGGGTACAACATTAATAATAGCTAACGTACATTTTACACCTGCTGTAGGAAATACTTTAACAATAACAGGAGTAGATGGTACATATACAATAGCATCAGGAGGAGTAAGTTATAGTAGTACAACTAAAAGAGCTACACTTACTTTAACTACTAGTTTAGATAGTAGCCCTGCTGATCAAGCTAATGTAACTTTTACTAGTGGTTCTAATGAAGCTGTACATGGATTAGCTGCATGGGAATCAACAGTCATAGCAGTAAGAAACAATAATGTTTATAGTTCAGGAGGTTCAGGATTTACACAAATAAATGTAAGTCAGTATGGAGTACCTAAAGTAAATGGTGGTAGTCAAAGTGGTGGAACTTTAAATGTTGATGGATTAACATCAGCACCACAAGTAGGAGATACATTTACTATTGCAAGTGTAGCTTTAGTCTATACAATAACAACTAAACCTACAATTAATGCAGATGGTGAATCAGCAATAGCTATATCACCTAATTTAAATAGTAGCCCAAGTGATGATGCTGTAATAACATTTTTAACAGCAGCAAAAGTAAATGCAGCTACTAATATAAATAGATTTTCTAAATATAGAATAGGTACAACAGAAAAGATAGCAGGTGTAGATGGTACTAACTATCCATTTGTATATGATGGTACTACTTATACACCTTTAACAGGAGCACCTGATGATGTATTAGGTGCATCTCATACAGCATCATATAAGAATCAATTATTTTTTGCTAAAGGAGATGTATTAACTTTTACTGCACCTTATACAGATAATGATTTTGATGCAGGTAATGGTGCTGGAAATATAAGTGTAGGTTCTAACATAACAGGTTTAATTGCTTTTAGAGATCAGTTAATTATTTTTAGTGAAAATAAAATTGATAGGTTAGTAGGTAATACTATAGCTGATTTTGTTTTACAACCTGTAACTAGAAATATAGGATGTATAGATTCAGATACTATTAGAGAGGTTGCAGGAGATGTAGTATTTCTTGGGCCTGATGGTATTAGATCTTTAAGTGGATCAGATAAAGTAGGAGATTTTGATTTAGCAGTTATATCAAAAACTATACAAAAAGAAGTAACAGATGTTATTAGTTCTAATGATTCTTTTATGAGTGTAACTATAAAAAATAAATCTCAATATAGATTGTTAGGATTTAATTCTAATATTGGTGATTCAAATGCTACTGGCATTATAGGAACACAGTTAGCAGGGCCAGAAGGTTCTATGTTTGGTTGGGCAGAAACTAGAGGATTTAAAGCATTTGTTGCAGATAGTAATTATAAATCTAAGGTTGAAACAATAGTATTTGCAAATACAAATGGTTTTATATATAACATGGATACAACTAATACTTTTGATGGTACTGCTATAGAAGCTACATTTGCATCACCTTTTGTAGCTTTAAGTGATCCTGAGTTTAGAAAAACTATTTTTAAACTACATTTATATACAGAGCCTTCAGGTAGTTTTGATAGTACAGCTAGATTAAAGTTTGATTTAAATGAAGAGGGTAGTGTGCAACCAGCATCAATAGCATTATCTAATACAACATCAGGAGTTGCAGGTGTATATGGTAGAACTACTGCTACTTATGGTACAGCAATTTATGGTGGTAGATTAAAAAAGAAATTTACAGCACAAACAGTAGGATCAGGATTTAACGTATCAGTATTGTTTTCATCTACTGATTCAAACCCTTCATATTCTTTAGATGCTGCAACATTAGAATATGGCACTTTTGATAGACGATAATAACGAGGTAATTTAAAATGGGTACAGGCTACAATAGAAACGATTCCAGCAATAATATTGCTGATGGTAATGTAATTAATGCATCAGATTTAGATGGTGAATTTGATGCAATAGTTAATGCATTTAAAACAGATGGACACTCACATGATGGCACATCTGCTGAAGGTGCAGCTATTGTAAAAGTTGGCCCAGCACAACAATTAGAAATTAGTGCTTCTGGTTTATCTCCAGCAACTACTAATACTTTAGACTTAGGTGGTAGTGCTAAACAGTTTAAAGATTTGTATCTTGATGGTACTGCTAACTTAGATAATATATCTGCTGATGCAGCTAATGTTGTTGGTGCAGTAACT